AAGACTGACTATGACACGCTAATAGGCTGCCGTTCCCACACGTCCGTGACATCACGAATGCTCGCTATGGGATACAAGGACACAGTTGTTATCAATCTGTTCGGGCAGTATTTCACCAATAGCCCTGCCCGTCTGGACGAACCAGAAATTGCCACTCGTGCAATGCAAGAACGCCCTTGGGTCCACTGGGCAGCGGCTTGTATGGCCGACATCCCTGAGGTGAACATGCGTCAGTACTCACCACCCCTGGTCTCGGATGCCAATCTGGCTCCGATGATCCGCCGGTGGGAGTCGATGACGATCGCCTTGGATCGTCGTGTCAACTTTGCTGCCAACCGGAAGGCCCCAGAAGGAGCCGTGTCACGCCACGCCAGTGAATTCATTAAGCTGGTGGTGCCAAATGACATCATGCACTCGGGTCAGCCATACAATCTGGAGGACACAGCTGGCATGCTTGACAAACCATCACAGTCAGCAGCCATCAAGATGATCTGGGACACCCTTGACCTTCCGCACCGGGAATTGATTGAGTCATTCATTAAGAATGAACCCACCAACAAAGCTAGTCGAATCATCTCTAGCTTCCCGGACATGCGGTTCCTGTTGAAGTTTTCATCGTTCACGCTCGCCTTTCGCGACAAGGTCTTGCACGCCCCGCACAATTCCCATTGGTTTGTGCCAGGAAAAGCGCCTGCGGACATTGTCGCCATGGTGCGGGATTATGTTGGACGTGTCGCCGAACCAATCGAAGGTGACTTCTCAAACTTCGATGGGTCAGTTAGTCGATGGTGTCACAAACAGGTCATGAACGCCGTTTATCACCGCTTCTTCGCACCGGAAAGTCAGGCTGAGCTCCGGGGATATACTGACATGCTTGTCAGTTGCCCAGCGCGAGCCAAGAAGTTTGGCTTCCGGTACGAAGCTGGTGTCGGCGTCAAAAGCGGGTCACCAACCACTTGTGACCTGAATTCCGTGCTCAATGCTTTCATTCAGTACAGCGCTGTGAGACACACGTATCCAGAATTGAAACCAGCGGAAGCTTTTCAACACATTGGCTTGGCCTTTGGCGATGACTCAATCTTCAGTAGCGACTTTAAGCAACAATTTGTCAAAGTCGCCGACGTTGTTGGCCTGACGCTCAAAGTCGAGAGGTATGACCCAGCGCAAGGGCTTACCTTTCTCGGCCGAGTGTTCCTGGATCCTTTTACCACCGATAGTACAATCCAGGATCCTCTGCGAACATGGAGGAAACTCCACATGACAGCTCGCGACCCGTGCATCCCACTAGCCACTGCTGCGGTTGACCGCCTGGAGGGGTATCTCGTAACTGACCCTCTAACG